GGATAGTTTCGAGAACTCTGGGGCAATAGAAAGCAGGTCTTCGATGTTCAGCAGCGGGTGTTCGTCATTGAAGTACAGGCCGGACGTGGACGTAGTAAGGGCGGAGAGCTGCACCCCCGAGGGGTCATAGTTCTGCCGCCACCCTACCAGCCCTATCAGGCCTGTTTTCAGTTCCGCCGCTGAGTACATATCAGTGTGTTATTGCGCCGGGGCGCTGTCTGCGATAATGGCGTCCATTCTCAGAGCCGTAGACTGCGTGCCGCTGGATATTACGCGCAGGCGCAGGGTTCCGCCAAGCAGGTCGCCGGTAGCCTTCAGCCGGGAGGTCACGCCATTGATAGTCTCGGTATCCACTATGAACCAGTCGGAGCCGGCAATGCTCTGCTCCAGCGTCGCCGTGGCTGCAGTGGAGCCGGAAAGGCTGTCGGCGCTGATCTGTACCTCGACGGACACTGGGCGGTTGTACGTGCCCAGGGAGTATGTGGCCGTATCGGCGTTTGTGAGCGTGTCGGTAGTGAACGCGGTGAGGTTCTGCCAGAATGACGGCGTCGCCTGCACGTCGAATTGCATAGGCTGAGGGGCGCTACACCCGGCGGCGAAGGCCAACAGGAAGAGCGCCGGAGCGATATATTTCAGGTATTTCATCTTTTGTGGTTTTGGAAAGCCTGGCAGGCCCTGGCCGGGCCTGCCCGCTATGAATCTCACTAGAAAATAGATCAATCGAAAAACCGTTACGAAATCAACCGAACCTTTATGAAGTGGCGATGGACCGGCCCGGGATGGGTGGAGGCGTCCGTATTGTAGGCCGTCACAAAGGCAACGTCAACGGCAAAGCCGAAGTGCTGCTTATAGGCCCGCGTATTGTCCGCCGTAGCGGCTCCGGCCAGGGCACTGAAGTCTCCCTTAGATTCGTAGAAGTACGTCCCGATAGGGATATTCAGCATCGGCAACAGGGAGATGTCCCACTCCGTACCGTCCTGCATCCGAGTTCCCCGTACCGCCTCGCGCTCGAAGCGGAACAGCATCCCGGCGGAGCCTTCCTGCGCGGCAAAGCCGGTAACTTTGTGGCCGGCGGCGTTGCTCAGGCGGTTGGTGAAGTGGAACACCTTGTCGTTGTACTGATAGGTTTTGTCCACCTCATTGAACTGCCCGCGTTCCAGCAGGCGGTTGCGAATGTGGCTCTCCAGGCCAGGGTTGCCCACTACGTGAATGGTTCCGTAGAAGTCATTGCCGCTCATTACCGGGTTCAGGTCGCCCACAACCTCGTCCTGCTGCGCCAGGGAGGCTACCAGGACATTGGAGGTAAGGGAGTACTTGCCCAGGCCGTCGCTCAGTACTTGCGTCTTGGCAGTCTCCAGGGCCGTCAGCGCGGCGCTGTCCCAGGTGGCGGCAACGGCAAGGAGGTACTTCATGAACTTGCGGTCAAAATCGCGCTGGTAGTCGATCTCGTTGTTCATGTACTGGCTCGGAACCATGGTGAAGCCCCAGGAATAGGTCACGAACGTGAACGTCACGAATGCGCTGTCATTCTCGTCGTCGGATACCGTTACCGACCGGCTGGATCCGATGGAAACGCTGGCGTCGAAGTCAATGACCGGAACCTGGATAGTGCGGCCAATGCTACGGTAGGCGGCCTCCTGGAGGGCCGGGGACAGGATGCCCATAGGGTTGTCCTTGTCCATCATGAAAAAGTCCAATGCGCCATAGCGGCTGGCCCGGAGAACCCACTTGTCGAGGTTGCTGGGCAAGCGCATATTTTGCATTACTGTCGTTGCAATAGACATAGTAACTGCATTTTTAGGTTAATGGATCGCGCTTGCCCTTTCGCGCTTATTGTTGCGCGGCGCCATTGCGGCCCGCGCCTGGGTTATACTATCCCAAGGGGGAGTTTCCCCACTTCGTTTTCCTCCCTGATCTTCTTACTCTCAGCCATCCATGCCGGTGTGCCCTTCTCCAGGCCCTTGGCCAGCAGGTGGGCATCGATGGCCGCCTGTGCTTCGCGCTGGTTCCTGGCCCCGGCAATGGAAAGGATCAGGTCTGCCGGGGCGCCATTGCCGCCGGTTCCTGCCCCGTTCTGCTGCCGGCCGGTATCAAGCACCGGCTCCAGTTCCTTTTTCAGCAGTTCGGCAGAGGTGAAGGGGTTGAGCTGGTTCTCCGGGTTGTTCATCACCTTTCCCGTCTTCTTGTCCCGGAACACCAGGCGGCTGCCGCCACGTCCGTCGTCAATATATTCGGTATCATACCGGCTCAGGATGTTGGTTTTGGCGGCGGCGATGTAAGTTTGCCGCACAGGCAGGGGGATGAACTTCTCGTCCTTGAACTTCATCCCGGCCAGGTCGTTGGCAAACTGGAACTCTATATCCTTGCCAGCCAGGGCTGCCTCTTTCTCTGCCAGTTTTGCCTTCCACTCCGCGCCTTTGCGTTCCAGCTCCTTCTGTAGGTCGCCAATCCGGCCCTCCAGGTCGCCCTTTTCCTTTTCCAGGGTGGAAACCTTGTCTTTCAGGTGGTCGTCGGCCCGGCCCTCTTTGATCTTCTTTTCCAGGCCGGCATTCTGAGCCTTCAGTTTTTCGACCTCCTCCTGTAGCGCCTTGGGGCCTTCTTCGGCTTTGCTCTTCAGGCCGGCCAGGACTTCCTTCAGGAAGGCATACGTTTTTCTGTCGGCCGGCTTTTTCTGGCCGGTTACAGACTCAATATCGGCATCGTACTGGCCATGGATTTCGGCCACCTTATTGCCGATCACCTCGGCCTCATCATTCTTGGACAGTTCGGCTATGGCCGCTACCTGTTCTTCTGTCAGCCCCTTCAGGGCTTCGTTTTTCTGGATTAGTTCTTTAGTTAGCATCCCCTTAGCTAGTGTTTTGATAGTGTGTGTTGTGGTTTATTTACCCCGGCTCAGGGCCTCAATCTGTTGCTGTAGGGCCCGCATTTGCGCTTGCAGGCCGTCGATTGTGTTGGCCCGCTTGATGTTCGGGTCAGGGTTGGTATATCCCGTGTCGATACCGGCCGGGGCATGGAGCAGGCGGCGTACCCACCAGCCCATCCGGGGGCCCGTTTCCTGGAACTGCTTCCAGGCTGCCGGGTCGTACTTCTGCACGAATGGGCGGGACATCTGCCGGCCGGTCAGGTTGTCGAAGTTGGGCAGTTCTATCAGCACATGGATAGCGCCCTCTTCGCCTTTCGGCGGCTGGTATTCATCAACTGCCCCCGGCTCCTGTTCCGGGGCTTCCTTCGCCGTTACCGCTTGCGCTTCCGGCGGCCGGTTCTCTTCCTTCGGGTTTGAATTGCGTGGCATAAGACAACAGTATTTCTTGTATTCTCTGAATTTTCGCACTGAATGGCAGCAGTGCCCCGAATTGCAGCACGTTAATATTTTCGCGCTCAAAGCGCATTATCAGGCTTGAAAAGTTGGCTTTCACCATATATTCCTCATAGCCGATTTCTCCCGTTCGGTACATATCCTGAACCTGCGCCAGGCTCAGGTGCCGGAACGGGTCCAGGTTGGATAGCACCTCCGCCCGGCGGGCCTGCTCCGGGTTCTCCCGGTGCCGCGTTTCATGGTAAGCCCTGAGCAGGTTGTCCAGCGTGGCGCCATCGGCGCCATTCTCCCTGGCTGCCTGGTAACGCTCATATGCATCATCGGACGTATAGATGTAGAACTCAGTTCCGTAAGACACAGAGGCCGAAACAAAATCATCGCCATACCGAAGGCGGCAGATGGTTTCAGCGGCCCACTTTTGAGCCTTCTCGAAATTCTTTTTCAGGTTCCGTAGGGCCTGCGTGTACGCCTCGTAAAAGGCCGCCACCTGGCTCTCGTTAATCGCCTGGTTGTTTATCGGGTCGCCGGGGTATCCGGTGACGTTGCGCGTGATCTCGCCCTTCAGGCGCGTGATCTCCGCCACAACGAACTCCAGGCTCTGAATGTCCGCCGGGATCACGCCCGCCGGGTTTCTCAGGTCTTTGTCGCCGGTGCTTGGCCCCGGAACCGGCACGTCGATCACGGAGCCGGGCCCCGTCAGCCGCCGGTGGCTACACCTGGGGCACTCCATCACGTCGCCGGAGCGGGTGAGGATGTAGTTGTTGTCGGCAGCACGCAGGAAGCCGCCCTCGCAATACTCCCCGCTTTCCGGATGGTGATAGTCACAGTCCTGCTCGTAAGACCAATAGATCGGCCAGGGCGCGTAGGTGTCCTGCATCCGCTTGGAAATGCTGAAGAACAGCAGCCAGTCCAGGTTATCGAGTTGGCTGGACAGCGGCGAACGCTTCAGCGCCGGGCGCTGGTAGTCGGCCGGGTCGTGCCAGAACCATTGCGCGGGGCAGTAGCCAAGGTTGTGGGCAGATTCCTTTTCCAACGCCCAGCGAGAAAAATCCATCGTTTCGCCTGTAGCATACACCCGCCAGGACGTATCATCCAGGACGGCAACGCGGCCGCCGGGCTGTTTGAATATTACCCAGGACAGGCTCAGGCCCTGCATTTCAAAATCTATGATGTGGCTCACATCCAGGAAGTAGGCGTAAGGCTCAGGCAGCGGAGACGCCCCCTGGCTGGCTGGCAGGTCTACTACCAGTAGCGAGTTGATAGCCGTCTTCATCCTGCCGAATGCCTCACCGCGCCAGAATCCCGGCCAGCCCAGCGTTTCCTGTCGGTACTCTTTCCAGTCCTGTGCGGCGCCCTCGGTTACGAACTCGTAATGAAAGGCCGCATTGCGGGCGTCGAATACCTTTTCCAGCGCCTCATAGATGTTTTCAGTGGTTTCGACGGTCTTTACCGGAAACCGGAACAGGTGGACAAACAATTTGAATTTGTCCCTCGGTAGCAGCCCTTCCACCCAGTTCAAAAACTCGGTCAAGGCCCCGGAGCAGCGGGCGCGTGATAGCGCCGGTTCACTGTGGAGCCTTATCCTGCTTTCGTGCTCGCTGGCTTCCCTTACCAGCGCCGCGTGTTTCGGGCTTTGCAGCACTTCCCTTAACTGTGCTGTCGTTATCGGCATTTTGCGCCTGTTGTTTTCCAGAGCATCCGCAATCATCCTCCTGCGCGGTAGCCCTTAGCGTTTCGAGGATAGCGGCGTCCTGTATGTTTTTCCACTTCCAGCCGCCGTTATTGGCCATTCCCATCAGGCGGGCGGCATGGCCGGGCGAGAACTCCTGCTCTTGCCCGGAAGGGTGGATTAATATGATTGCCTTTTCCTTAGCCATTACGATGTAGCCTGAGCGTCAAGCGGGTTGAAGTCCGTCGGCGTGACGATGTAGAACTGGCGGCTCCAGCGGGGCAGCAGCTCAAAGCGTATCATGTTGCCATCGTCCTCCTCCAGGTTGCCGAAGTTCTTATCAGAAAAGAAGAGGCTCTTCTTTGCAATGGGTACCGGGTAGAATATCGTCGGGCTTGATGCATCGTCGGCAATGCCGCCGATCTGCCCGTACTGGTTGATGAAGTACACGGCCAGGGCGGTTTCGCACATCATGTCGTCCATCTCGTCGATGACGTATTGGGGCAGGTTGTAGAACGTCCCCTCGAATACGGAAGCCTCAGCCCCGACAACACTATTAATACCGCCCAGGCGGGCGTTGCCCCCTCCGTTGGTACGAGGCCCGCCTGCCGTGGGCCCCTGCGGGTTCTCAACAAAGGGCGTCTGCACTACCTTCGTTCCGTTCGATGCAGCCAGGAGCGTAGACCAGGAGGCCAGCACATTAGGGTTTGCGCTGGCAATGGTGAACGAGTTCCGCGTTGTTCCGCTGCTGTAATACCTCTGGAACCAGAGTTTTTGAATTTGGCCGAACTGCTCAAAACAGGTGGGGAGTGTAACATCCGGCAATTCGGCTCCTAATGGGCAAGAGCAAAGCATACTCTATGGTTTTTTGCTTTCCCGGCTCTTGCCCTTTCGAGCATGGAAATACGTTATTTACATAATTTTCCCCGTAAATATAGTATATAGGTTGAACATTTGCAAATTTTTGGGAAAATGGCAGGATTGTGCGTACATTTCCACTAAAACAACCACCTATGAAAAGCACAAAACCCGCCTTCCTGGCCATCCTCCTGGCCATCCTTGCCATTTCCTGCCAGCCCGCCGGGCATGGCAAGGCCACGGAAGAAAAAGCCCGGCAGGAGCGCCGGGATAGCCTGCTGGCCGCCGTTGAGGCAGAGATAGATAGCCTGAATGTATTGGTAGTGGAAATAGACAGCGTTGTGGCGGTTCTGGATTCCGCCTTTGCCGGGATGGAAAGCGAGGCGTGGTATCGGGAAAAGAAACTGAAGGCTCAGGCCATCAGGGCCGGGCTATTGCAGCGCATCGAGAACCGGAGGCAGGAGCGGGCGGCGCTGGTTGGCGGCGGTTAGTTGCGGCGGCGGATGCCCCGCCTTTCCTCCTTCGGAAAATACTCAAAGCAGGCGTACCCGAGCAGGTCTATAAACTCATCGTGCGGGGCGTTCGGAAAGCCGGACACCTCCGTGACAAAGGCGTCGTTCCAGGAGCCTTCTATCAGCACCACCTTGCCGGCCTCAATCCGGGGGCTGGCCTCATTGGCGCGGCTCTCCTTGCCCTCCTGCACCAGGTGGTTTTTAATTTCCACCGGCGAGATCACAAGGCCGGGGAGGGCGCGGAGCATCTGCTGGAGGCTCTTCCCGGACGCCTTCGGCTCTATGTATGCCCGGCTGCGCCGGCCCAGGCCGTGCATGGATGCATATTCCGGCACGAAGGACAACAGGCGCGGCATTTCCATGTAGGCGGAATGGGCGTGCCGGATGTATAGCGTATTGCTCATTTTGTCGAACGCCGCGGCCATCAGCCCTGTGGGGTCGTTGGCTGTGTTGCCGGTATATGCGCCGTCGATCCATAAGTCCCATGTTAGGTTTTCCGGGACGAGCTTCTCGTTGCGGTACTCGAACCAGGATCGCTTAATGACGTTACCCTCAACCGGTGTTGGCTCCTGCTGCGCCAGGCTGTAGTAGGTTCGGGGTTTTTCCTGGCGCATCTTGTGGTACTTCTCCGCTGTATGCTTCTCCTCCCAAAGGGCCTCTCCGGGCTGGCGCGGGTCGTTAACGTATTGCGAAACATGCTGGCCAGGCTCCCGGATTGCGGGGAACTTAATGACCGCCCACTCGCCACCCTCCTCTGTGATTCCATCCCTGGCCAGCGCCCGGCCGGCCAGGTCGTCCTCATGCCAGCGGGTGAAGAGCATCAACTGCTGGCTATCATTGTGCAAACGCATTTCAAAAACATCGGTGTACCAGTTCCAGACGTGGTTACGGGTGACTTCGCTCTCCGCTTCGCGCCTGTCCTTGAAAGGGTCGTCAATGATACCGATGTCTACCGTCGTTCCGGTCAGGGGGCCGCCAATGCCTACCGTTTTCATGAAGCCCCGGTGGCCCACCACTTCGAAGATGTTGGCCGTCCGCTTATACCCTTCCTGCGCCGTGGTGGCAACGTTGGACTGATTCAGTGTGGTGTGGGGAAAAATACGGTGATAGGCTTCATCGTCGATAATGCGCTGCACATCGCGGTTGAAGGCCTGGGCGTGGTCGCCGCCATAACTGCACAGGGCTATTTTCCTGTCCGGGTTGCGGCCCAGGGCATAGGCCGGGAAGTGGCGGGAGGAAATCTGGCTTTTGCCGTGCTGAGGCGGCACGAAGATCATTAATTTTTTCACCTCCCCGCGCTCGAAGGCATCCAGCACGCGGCATATTTCAATATGGAACCAGCGGGCTTCGTAGTCCGGCTTGGTGACTTGGATGAAAGGAAGCAACGAATGGCGGGCCTTCAGGGTGGCCTGGGCCAGGAGCAGCCTGTACCGTGCCGCAAGGTCAGGCGCTGCCATTGACTATCTTTCTGAGGTGTTCGATTTCGGCGGCCAGCTCATCGTCCGTCTTGCCTATATGGCCGCTATGCTCCAGCTTCTTCGGAGCATCCAGGCCCAGGATTTCGCACCGCTTATTGATACACCACTGTATCCCGGCGAGGAAGCGGGGGTCGCCCATGAGGATAACCTCAGTATCGGTCTGCTCCATGTAGTCCGGGGCGGCATCCCTGGCCTTGCCCTTGCGCTTGGTGGATTTCTTATTGTAGTCGCTCTTCGACTTCTCCCAGGCGGCCCAGTACTCACGCTCTAGGTTGTCGATCTTGGCCAGCTCTTCGGCGCGGTATTCGTCGAAATTGCGGATGGAGCTATCCAGCCATTCTTTTCGGACAGCAGCCAAGTCCTGGCTTATCTGGCCCGTTGACACACCCACCTCTTCAGCAATCTCGTACTGATACCAGCCCTGGCGGTATAACTCTGCCACCCTGGCCCGGCGCTTCAATATTTCGTGCTTGCTGTTTTGAGGCATACACTCAGTTTAGAATGCTCATAGGTTTAGAATATTTGCCGTTTGAGCGCCAAGGTCTGGCCGACAGCCATCTCCCGGCTGGTTGCCGGGTGCATTACCTTATGCTATTGGCGCATGTTCAGGGCCGCCTTTCAGCCCTCGTTATTTGTTCCCCCTTATACATCCCGGCCCCGGCCTCGTCAATGGCGGAGAAGGGGATGATAGGAACGGTTAAATTTTCTTTTGCGGCAGGGTCAATGAAGTAAATATATGTTAATTGGTTTCCCTTTATACGCACTATTTTACATTGTGTCAAGTTTTTTGGCAATTATTTTTTACACAATGTAAAGTTTTAACGTTTGCGCAAAGAAAAGCCCCGCCGGAATGCCGGGCGGGGCAACAATTATAATCCCATGTAATCTACTTTTTCATCCACCCCCGGCCCAGGTTCTCGGGCAGGAGCTTGGCGTATTCCTGAGTAGTTTTCAATTCCGTATGGCCCAGCATTCCGGCAAGCTGGGCGATGGTGTATCCCTCCACGTTCAGCATGTGCATAGCGAACGAATGCCTGAAGGTGTGGGTGGTAATGTGCTTATCAAGCCCCGCCGCCTTGGCCAACCTCTTCAGGTTCTTGTTTGCTTGCTTATTGCTGATATTATTAATCAGCAGGCGATCCGA